CTTGCTGGTCTTGAGCACGCGCTTAAGGTCGCTGAGGTTCGGCAGCTGCTGGCGCTTGTTGGCCGCTGTCTCGACGAACTCGTTGAGATTGATGGCGAAGAAGGCCGACTTGCGGGAATGGTTCAGCTTGCCGCCGGCATCGCCCAGAGGGCCGTTGAGGAACTCGACCATGTCCCAGAACTCGCGCACGAGGGGATGGTCGGCGTTGATAGCTTCCTGTCGCTCCTGGGCCATGCGCGCTACCTCGGCGTGGACCAGATCGGCGCGCTCATCGCTCAACGGGACCACCAACTGGAGGGCATCCACCAGGCTGCGCAACTGAGCGTGGTTCTTGGCGATACGCACGGTACGGATACCCGGTAGGGCCAGCAGCTGCTGCTCGTAGCCAGAGGTACGCTCGTCCAGCAGCTTGAGGACTTGAGCCTCGGGCTGCAGGGCCTTGATCAGAAAGCCGCTGAGCTGCTCAACCGGCATGCGCTCCAACTGCTCGGCGAACAGTTTGGTTTCCGGTGTCTGGTGCTCGCGGGTCAGGTGCACATGACCCAGGCGCTGTAGGATCGGCTCCGAGGCGTTGACAGCGTTGTTCTGGGCGATCAGCAGGGCTGCCCGGAACGGAGGTTCGCGGGTGTCGTTGCCGTTGTTCTTCACGCCGGTGGAGCGCACGCTGCGCCCGTTGTAGGCGGTCTTGAGCTCGTCCCAGTCGAAGTGCTTCACCGGGGCGCCTTCCTTCTGCTCGCGCTCGGACTCGATCAGCACCACCGGCAGGTTGCCGACCTGGGCGAAGTTCCGCGCCCGGCTGGCCGGGGTTGCCTTGGACGGGTCGAAGCCTTCGTATTCGGTGCGTCCGGTGGTTTTCCAGAGCAGCTCCACCAGAGTGGTCTTGCCGGAACCGGCTTCGCCGATCAGCTCCAAGAACAGGTAGGACTTATGTATATGGCGGATTTGCTCCGCATACAGAGCTCCCAGCCACCAGGCCAGGACCACAGCGCCGCGCACGCCGAAGCATTTCCAGAACAGTTCGAACCAGCCTTCGTTGTAAGCGCTGAGGTCTGGATTGATGTGCAGCACAGGTGACTGGCTCTGCGACTTCACGCTCAGCTTGCCGACGTCGAAGAAGTCCTCCTCGTTGAGCTTGTGCACCTTTCCGCCGGCGATGGCCAGGTCGTTGAACACGTAGACGCCGTGCTCGCGGGTGTAGCCGATCCAATCGATGGTGTTGACGGTCTTGAGGTTGTCGAGCTGTAAGCCGAGCATGCGCTCCAACTGCTGCGGGGTGCCGGTGAACATGGCTCCGTTACACTCGTTCAGCAGACGCTTTTTAAACTCCGGTGCGGCAGTTATCTGCGAGGCGGTGAAGGTTGTCTTAATGGCCTGGGTGTCTGGTCGATCCACGCGGAAGTAGTACCAGGCCTCTTGGGTCACGTCGTTGCGCATGTAGTACAGCGCCTGGAAATTGCAGTTGGCGATGCGCACCACGGAAGTACTTTGGCGCAGAGCCTTGTCCCGCCGTTGCTTGTCGCTGAGCAACTGATCTTCCTGGCGATCAGAGCCTTCCAGCTCGCGTGCGGCGCGTTCGTACTTCTCCAGGTCCAGGTGGAACCAGTACAGGCGGGAGCGGTAGGTAAAGTGGAATTCCTTGCGCTCGTCCCACTCGTACATGAGCAGGCCCTTTTCCTCGGCCGAGTCGGCCAGCAGCAGGGCGCCCTGGTGGCGGGCCTCGTCGAGGTCTTGCTCGATGCGCTTGGCGCGCTCGTCGTCGCCCTCGATGAAGGTCCAGCGCTGATGCAGGTCATTCCAGTCGACCTTTTTGGAGCCGCGCTGCGGGATGACAGCAGCCTCACACTTGAAGCCCAGAGCGCGGGCCTCCTTTGCCCAGCGGCGCATGTTGGCTTTGGCCACCGGTTCGTTGTCCAGTGCCCAGACCAGGCGCGGCAAGCGTTTGTCCGCCTCCTGGCAGGCCTTCTTGAGGGCGCGGAGCGACTCCTCGGGGAAGGGGGCGCTGCTCATCATGGAGACGGCAGGGGTGTCGTGGTGCAGCAGGGCGATGGCGTCGAAGATGCCCTCGACAATGTACAGCTCGTCGACGTCCACCAGCGTGAGGGAAGGCGGGCACCACCAGACGCCTTTATAGCTCTCGCCCGGTTTGAAGCGGGCCTTCTGTTTGCCGAAGCGCTCGGGGCGGTCGATCAGTCTTTCCCAGTAGCCGCCCTTGTCCAGAGGGAAGCGCACGGTGGCGCTGCCGGCGCCGATATCGCGGCTCCAGTAGTTTTCCTGAGTGAACCAGCCGTCAATGAGCTCGAGGCGGAATCCCCGGGCAAACTGAAGGTAGGCGCGCGCGGTGGCGGTTGGTTCCTCTGCGGTGGACGGCGCCTGCTCGCTCCAGTCGTTGAACAGGTCGCTGTAGAGGTCCTTGACGTGGACTCGGTGGTTGCACGCTTCCGGCCGGCCGCAGATCAGCATCCAGGGCGAGTCGTGGAAGGTGTACAGGGTGTTCTTGCCGCACTTGTGCGCCGGGCATCTGCCCTTGCGCATGTAGTTGGTGCCGGTCATGTGCTTGAGACCGAAGTCGGACTCAATCCGGCGGAGCACCTCGCCCCTGAGTTTCTCTTGCATCGTCATGGAGTTGCCTTACTGATTGGCGGCAAGGGCGGCTTGCAGCGCGCCGATGGTGCGTTTGTGGCCGGCAAGGGCCGGGTAGTCGTCGAGGATGCGGTTACTGCGCAAGCCCGCCGGCACGGTGCGGTAGCGGTCGTCATACCAGTGCTCTGTCATGCTCCGGCGCAGCTCGGCGCGCAGGCTGCTGAGCAGCGCCTCAGCCCAGGGCTTGGGCAGGTCCAGCTGGATCGCAACAGCGTTTTGCATGGCGCCTCCTCGGATTGCGGGTGCAACTTCCCCAAACCCACGGGAGTGGGTCTGGGCTTTTGTGGGTTAGCGTGGGGCCTGGTTGGCCAGGTCTTGCAGGAAGCTATGCAGCCTTTCCGAGCGCGGTACCGGCACGATCTTGTGGGTGCGGCGGTCGTGGAAAACGCAACAGTCCGGACCGCTGGCCATGTCTATGCCGATCCAGCGGCTGTCCTTGGGCAAGCGCTCGGTCATGGCCAGGTGGACGAGGCGGTCGGCCATGAACACGGGTACGTCCCACACGTCGACCAGGTGGTTGACGGTGCGGTCGAACAGACTGTCGTCGTGCAGGTGTTCCTGCTGGTGGCGCTCGATGAAGGCAGCGGCGTTGCTCTGCATGCCGGTGCGGTAGTCGTTTAACTCCTGGGCTGTGGGCTGGGCGAGTTGCATGGCTTAGGCCTCCAGGATCGCGAGCATGTCGAGTTGGTTGGTTTTCTCAGCGCTGTCGCGGATGGCTTGCCTACGTTTTACCGAGGGGGCAACCGGGAGGCGGACCCGGGGCCGGTCCAGACCCGAGGTGGTTAGCTCGTACTCCCACGACAGGGAGCCGCCATAGGTGGCGCCGCATCCTAGGTTGGTGCACTCGCCATACATGGTCTTGAAGATGGGCGTCTGCTCTTCCGAATTGCGGATACGCATCCGGCTGCCGCAGGCCGGGCATAGACACTTGTAACCGCCGCCGTGATTGGTGCTCATGAACTCTCCCCGCCGCGAGTGCGGCATTGGCCGAAGCCGAAAAATGCGACGCTTCGTGCGCCTACTTCTGTTCCTGGTTGCCCGGGTTTTTCCGGTGCAACGTGATTACTGCTCCCACCTCGGCGTGCCGTGCGGCAATGTGCGCGCGGTGGGCGGCGATAATGTCGGCGAGCTCGGCCTCGTCGAGGCGGCCATCGGCTAAAGCCTTGGCAATGATCTGGTCGACCTTGCCCTCGGCTACGTCGGTGACCAGGGAGCGCTGGTAGAGGTCCAGGTTGTCGAGCGGGGTATCGTCCGGCATGGGGACGAAAACGCCGCCGTAGAGGCCCGAAACGTAGTCGGGCAGGAAGCTGGTACCGCCTACCCGCTCCAGCTGGCGGACCTGCTCGTCGGTCAGCGGGCGGTGGCCGGTGTTCTCGTACAGCTTGTTGTCAAACTGCTTGAGGTCCAGCCCCAGGTGGGCGGCGGC